CGTCCCATACTGGGCGCGGGAAAAAGAGGCTGCTACATCAGAACGACTCGAAACTTGGTAGGATTCTTGACCGCCAGACCCACAACGGAAATACACGCATTGAAAATTCTCTACGTCTACGGTAGGTTCGGCGTCAAACATCTCCGCCAAAGTAGCGCCCATACCACTACAAATAACGTTATCGTCTTTGAAGTGGAGTTCCTTACTTCCGTCCGGATAATGTTTCCAGATTTCTAAGTGTCCGTGAGGCTCTGATTTTTCGAAGAATTGCATTTTAATAATTGATATCCCATATTATAGTAATATGGTCTGTGTTATTGTAATCTATTTTTAGACCTGGGGGAAATGTTACTTTCTTATTGGTTAGATTAAATACAGGGTTCCGTGAGGGGTCTGCTATTTTATATAGTCCCACACGAGAACCTGGAGAATATGAAGTGCCAGTACCACTAATCTGGTAAGCAGTCCCTAATTTGTTGTAGGTTTTTTTGTAATCCAAGGCGTGTAGTCCTACGGCTCCTATACCACCCATGTAGTAATCTAGGAATCTCCAATCATCCTTATGAAGTTTTAGGATGTAACGTATAGTTTTATGTTTGTAGGTTCCTGCGCCGGTTTCGTATGACGATACAATAAACCCGGCGCTTGCATCTCTAGCATCATTTTTAGTGGGGGCATGGGGGTGACGGTAAATATACCCATCACTATTCACAACTCCCATTTGGTTAAGGACACCCGATACTAATCCTCCACTCGGAGCTAACCCCCAAGACTGTTGAGAGTTTTGTAAGCCGTAGGTTCCTGAGCCAAAGAATAGTCCGGCAGAAGGGAGATAAGCTCCCATGGCTACAGCCTCCTCTAAAGTCTTCTCTCCGGTGATGGAAGGAGACATCGGGTTGTTAATCGCTCTTAAACCGCTTACATCAGGATTACTTGCGGTAGCTTGGCTTACCAATTTAGTTGGATAATAATTAAAGAAATTAATTCTATTTAAGAATTGTCCCAACTGACCGGGATGACCGGAAGGTTGCGTTGATTGAAGAGTTGCGTCCGCTGGACTGGGGAACTCAGGGAAGTTAAACGTTGCTCCCGACACATGATAATGGTTGGAAGAAGCATCAGTCCATCTATAAACTTTAAAATCTTTTAAATCAGTCTTCCTGTCTGGTCCCGCCGCATTAACCGCAAAGCTTGCAGTGATTTTAGTATTAGGTCCAAACGGAGGAGCTACGATTGGAGAAGATAACAACTGGTTCCAAGTTTTTGCGTCTGCATAATACTCATCTCTTATTTGAGCATCTCTATTGTACAATGTAAAGGAGGTTGTTCTTTGTTCCTTCCCCGGAAGCCACTCTCTTGAGGTCGGATTGTACTGATACCGTACTCCATTATATTTTGCGGCGATGGACATATCTACAACGGTATTGGAATGCTCAAGACAAATTCCCTCTAAGCCTATCGCAAACATATCTCCGCCTTTTAAATTATACTCGCCCAAGGTAAAGTTCTGTGTTAGCCACGGAGCAAATGTTGAAGCTGCTTCATTCATAATACGCATGACCGGAACAAAAATAGGTCCTGGTGAAGGGTCTCCGGTATTTGCGGATGCTGCTCGGAACATAATTGAGGCGGGATTTGCCCAAGAAGTCATTGCGGAGGGAGATGTGGTGTTGGTTAGTACATTAGAGCCGTTGTTCTCGTTTCGTAATTTGAACACCGCGCCATCATCGTACTTATCATAATGTAAATTACCGTAAGGTTCACTTGTCCATATACTGGCATCCCTAACCCACCTACTTCGTCCGCTATTGGAGACGAGAGAAACATCTTGCAAACTAATATCGTGAATAGTATAAATACCGCCAGCCGCATCTATAATATTAATCTGGTATTCGGTATCTCTATCCAAACCGAATAAAGCCATTTTACTAATTAAGTTAACTGGGCATGAAATAAAACTTTCTGGTGTATCGTCAGTGTTTTCGGAATAGTAATCTCCAGCTTGAATTGGTTCGGGTTGCCATGAACCTGCGGTGAAGTTATAGTATAACTCTTTCCAGATATCAACGTTCGTCTCAAGACCGGGTCCTTTAAGTGCTAGGTCACTTATCAAAGTAGAACCTGCCTCGGCATTAGGACCGTAAACAGCTGCCGTTAATCGATACTTACCTCGACTTCCCAGACCATCCGGGGTTTGGGTAGAGTATTCCCGTAGCTGTCCACCTGTACTAGGTAGCGTTACAGTATTCGGGTAGGTGTAGGTAGTGAATCGATTTGTATTAGCACCCGAAGGCAGTGGTAGGAAATAAGCTCCGGACGCACTATTTCTGTATGCGGGAACTGTACCCGTGACAAAACTATCCCACTCAGCCGTTTCCCAATTAAAGAATGTTGGGTCGTGGTTTCCTGCGGTCGTAGAGCTTAGAACAAAATAAGAAGGTGCGTTTTGGCTGTTAAAGACCTTCATGGAGAGGGTGTATTCTCCAGCGTTCGCGGCTAGATTATCTGAGGTGACGGAACTGGCGGGAGAAGACCCGGATGCCGTGACCCACAAACCCCAATCCAGTGGCGTTGAGCTATCATCGTTGAGTGATTTAGAAAAGAAGGGGTGGGTAGCTCTATGAGCGTTAGTGTTTGTACTATATGGGTTTAGATTGGTTGGGGTGTTAGTCGCACTATATTGACCTCCACCGTCTCTCATCCAGGTAGATAGAATATTGTAATTATTAGTTTGGGGCTTCGTCCTGGCTTTTGCTTTTAAACTATAGTTAAAGTTTGGTAGAGTGCCGGTGTCAGATAGGTAAGTTCCTTTGACGGCTAGTCTATAGGTTTTAGTTGGTTCCAGACCAACAAAATTTTGTACTAATTGAGTTTTAGCTGGTACATTAATACCATCTATCGAAGCGTCAATATCTGCCCTAGCCGTACCTGCTCCAGCCAGGGTGTCATATCTAGTTGCACTTAACGTTAGTCCAGAAAAGAGTTTCCCTGACTGTACACGTGCGCCAGTAGAACTAAGGCTCCACTTGGCAATACCACTATGGTCGTATACATAGGTTCTCCATCCAGCTAATGGACCAAAAGAAAAGTTTCTTATTAAGTAATAACAGAATCCGTTGGTGCCATCGCTTCGACCTGTTCCAGCTATACTAATCGTATACGTTTCTTGTTGGGCATCGGCTGGCAAAATAACCTGCACACCTTTCTGATACCATGTATCTTTTGCGTCATAGGAAACATTATAAGTGTTTCCGTTAGGTACCCAAATATCATTTTGAAGAGTAGTGCTTTGTTGCGTAAAGCTATACTCGTATCCATCGGAATCTCTCCTTAACGTAACTTGAAGAGTTCCACAATCAGCTGCTGCTGCTTCACCAGATACCATCGTATCAAAAGATAGCATTAGAGTTCGGTTATTGTCGTACTGACCGTTGGCGGCGGCTAATAGCTCAGGTTCAGTCGCTGTATTGCTCGCGAACGCAAAATGATTTTTATACTCATTTCCAAGATTGAACTTCTGTTCTATTTGGGCAGCGCCGCTAGAATCTAAATCAATAGAAGATGAATACAGGGCGACACCATCGAGCTGGGTTTCGCTAATTCTTTGTTGGTTTTTGGATAAAGGGAAAACTGCTCCATAATGGGAATTGTCCTCCCTATTTCCTGGGTCCTGTGAGTCTCTAGCGAGTGGGTTTAGTTGTCTCCATCCAGGAGTTTTATAAAGACCTGCTTGCGCACACCCATCAGCATTTCTAACTTCGGAAGACGGGAACTCTACTAGAATATCGAAATCATTATTTATTAATAGACTTTGGTGTTCCAGGAAGTTAGGGTTCCTTAGGATTTGGTGCCGTTCATCACACACCTCCAGACGGATAATATTAATATGGGGATTTACATAATTAAAATCCCATGGCGCAAAACTTTCATCTATAAAACCTACCGATGGGAAAATATACTCAACAAAATATTCGTTGTTTGATTGGAATACTTGGTCTCTCTCATTTCCGCGCAGACGGCACCTGAATTCATCTACTTCATAAAAATTCTTAAGTTTTATTGTGTGATATAAATCTTTATTATCTTTGTCTAGAACAACAAATCTTTCTGTAGAAAAATCATAGTACTCCAAGGGAATATCATTCTTTCCACGAGAAATACGAATATCCATAGTGGCATTATGGGCTTTACCATTGGTATAGAAGGTGTATACCCCGCCCATCTTCATCTCAGGAAGTCTTTGTCTGAGGGTTACTTGTTCTTGTCCAGCGACCAATTCAAATTTAGTAATATCAATCTCTCCCTCCGAGGTGATATCCGTTGTGTGCGTTACCATGCCCGCTGACATATCGTGCAGAAAATTGACGTTCCACCCCGACATAGAGTTCAGCGTAGGGTTAACGAGTAGGTTGGCGTCTACTTGGTTATCATATTTCCATTGGTTAAAGCCAATACTTGAGTAACAGTCCCACATCTCAAATACGGCATTGTCCGTTACGGGAAGCAGTTGGTAGTTCTCGGCAGAGGTCGCCATGCCGCTATACCAGAATCTGGAGTCTCTTTGAGAGTAACCTTCCTTGGCGCTTCCCAGGGACATGGCTTGGATTTGGTAGCTAGACACTGAGCTAACTCCAGGCTCCATAGAGGTGGGAGTCGCGCTCGGGTTTGGCATATAGGTCATTACGTCGGCAATAGTTTTCCTGAAACCATCAACGACCATATTAGAGCCTTTGTATAGACTCTTATGTTCATCTCCATAACTCTGGAAAATTTCTATATTACCTTTAATCATTTTCAATAAATCCGTAAACTCCGTTTGTGGCGGAATGACTTCCTCCCCAATATTCTAGGTATTCACTACGGCTTCCTCCTGATAGTAGGTAGGTTCCGGACGAATCTCTTGCGTCTCTAGAGGATTTGCTAATATTTAAACCGTCAAAGAAATCAAAGATGTCCACAAAATCCTTTTTGGAATAATCTTCCGCATAAACATTATAGCGCTTATTTACAATATCTACACCTAAAAGTGTGACTCCATTAAATTCCCCAGTTCTATCCATCTTTGCTACTTCCACATAATAAACAGTTTGGTTATCATGTACTGGACCAGCAGAAGCGAAGTAGCCACCCAGCGGACCATCCTTAGAGAGTGAGTGGTATTTAAGAGGGGTGCGGCTGTTATGAGTGTTGAACTCTAATACGTGTCGCGTAGGCTCAATAGAACTTCCGGGGAAGGTTAGTCTCTTCCACTGTCTGTCGTTAGAGGTTTCTTTTGAGTTGGACCAGGATTTTGCAACCCAGTCATAGCACCAACTTTTTGCGAACGAATTCCATCCGTTCCCTACAAAAGGTTTCGGGTCCGTTACAACTCTAACATATAGATTCTCATCAGGATAAGTTTGTGCGCCCGCAATTCTAGCAACTCGGGCATCAATACCTAATAGATATTCCTCATCCTTGAATAATTTATTTCCTTGTCTACCCGCAGTAATATTCGTAATACCCTGTTCATAATTTTCTATTCTAATATTTTTAATTTTGTATGGGGTAACACTACCTTTAAGTATAGCTGCTGGGGAAATGATTAACTCATAATTATCATTTTGACTAAATGTGGAGGAAGGCGTAATAACTCCTGTGAACGTACCAAAATTAGTCTCCGGTCGTACGGTACCGCTGGTCATAATGTTTACGAGGTTAGATGATAAAGTGCTATCTATATCCCTCCACTGACCAACTGTGTTTGTGGCATATTGTGTCGTTGGTTGTATCCATTGTTTATTTTGGGTTATGTTAAACAGTGCATAACTAAGTCTTTGGTTTGGGGAAACCGACGCACAAGACGCATCGACCGAAAGACGGTAAGAATTTGATGGGGTCAGCGGTCTTAGGTTGGCGGGTGTCTGACGCTCCGTCGTATTGACTACCGTCGCAAGGTTAGGGGTTTGGGCAGTTCCTAGTACCCCCGACATAACGCCAAGAGTTCCGGTTCCAGAAGTTCCTCCTTTACCTACTAGAACCACATAAGGAATTCCGCTACCAGCAGGGTCTATGAAATATGAATCTGAGGTGGGGTGGGATAAATGACCTGCTTGGTTAATTACCGGGGTTCTGTTTTCATCTTGAATTTGCCATCCAGCAATGGCTGACAGAGATTTGCTTCGTAAGGTTTGTAGGTCCTTCGGGGGAAACTTTAATTGTCCATTATAGGCGTAATTCATATTCCCATCTAAAGCGAACCTTGCACGTATAGTTTGGAACGGACTATCTGTTCCATGCTGTTGTACCATAGTGATTCCACTAGAAGAAATTGAATCAATATTGTAAGATGGATTAGATGGGTTGTTCCATACCGCAAACGCATTAATTCTCGGAGCCACAAAATCTATCCCTGACAGGAGAGTCCTATTAGATTGATAAAGCTCACTTGGACGCTCAAACACATCCAAAGTATTCTCGTATGTTCCATAAGCTCCTGCGGCTAATATTCCGTCAGTTAGAGTTGCATTGTTGCCTAAAGTGTTAAGATAAATATTATTCACCGTGGCGGGAGTAGCAACTACCGCGCTCCAGTCTGGGTTGAGAGAGGAGATAGAACCTCCATAGCTTCCCGGGAAAGATTTAGCCCCTAAGTTATTTTGTATTTTTCCCTTGATAGAGAAATTATGGTTAAACAGAAGAGGACCGAACACGTGGGCTAGTATATTGAATCCACCTGCGTACCTATCACCATCAACTTGGGTTTCCTGGTCCACCCAGCATTGAAGCTGTCTTCGGAATTTGTTATTGTAATCCCAGTAAAGTTTCTGTACGCCTGTTCCGAATTTGAAATTCTCAAATCCTTGGTCGGTAAATCTATACCATCTAGCATCCTTTCTTCCCCGTCTTATAAAGATGTTGGTCATAGCCCGCAGAATCTGAGAGCCAAAGACATCTCTAAGCTGATTAAAGCTAGAGGCATTGGGTTCGAAATCAGGGATAGCTCGTGCTGGGAAGAAAGATGATGCGTGGAACTCAAAGAACGGGGTTGCGGAGGTGTTGTAGTATGAGTATACCGACGATAGACTTCCGCTTGTATCCACGAAACTTTGGGAAGAGAAATTAAATCCTTTGGGTACGAAGCCGGGAAGGTTTAAGCCTCTTCCTTTGAGAACGGGTTGGAGTGCGCCCCCACTCATCCCGAACCAATCTGTAGCAATTGGCTGGTTGAGCCCCTGTCTATTTTGTGCCCATCCAGTAAATTTATATTTTAAATCTTTTCTTCTTCCTGCGGTTCTCCTAGCAATAAGCTTTTTAAGACCTAAATCATCCTCTGAGCCGCCGCCACTCCAGAAATATCCTTGAGGGGAAGTTCCTTTAGTTCCGTGTAGTGTAGCAGAGGGCAAGAACCTGCCATTCTGTGGATTGTAAACGCTGGGGAATACTCCAACTCCACTAAATGAGCCTCCTGCGCCCCACGCGCCTGGGAAAGCCGAGGCGGTATAGGTGCTATGGACTTGGTCCATGTCCGACTGGATAGTATTAACTACTTCTATGTCTTGTATTCCGGACCAAGCTACGCCAGGATTACCTTCGCCATCTTCTCTGGTACCGTAGTAATCGTCCACAATGCTAGACCCAACATAAATCTTATTCAGAGCGTGGAAAGGAGCGAATTGCCGGAACACATTGACAATGGTAGGAATTCCTTTACGTCCAATCTTCGTCTTCGCTACGTTTGTGAAATCATTAGAAGCGAAATCGATTGACGATGCGAAAAACTTTGAGTGCACTTCAGAAGATTTTGAGTTCCAAAAATCAAACACACTCATGCTATCCAGGTCACCGTTCTTAATTACACTTTCGTAGTTAAACGGAAGTTGTAAAGAAGAGGTCATAAACTTGAATGAGTTATTTGCGCCCCACCCAGGCTCGTTAATACCTTCTGCTTCTTTAATAGAAACAGAACTTAAAATATATTTAGCTACGCTATTCGCAGCGGTGGAAGACACTCCACACCCCGCTTCGT